GTCAAAGAAATTTACTGACTAACGGAAAATTTGAGTATTTTTGACAGTTTAGGAGGTACTCATGAACAAGGCGAAAATCGAGAAGATGGCCCGAAATGCTCGGGCGAAATCAGCGCAGATCAAACCAACGCAATCGGCGCAAGCTGCGCAAATCGCGTCAGACGCGCCAGAAGCGGCCCAGGAGCGCGCGGCGGTTCAGACGGTAAATCTATCGCCCGAAACGATCGACGCAATCCTGTGCGGCTTCTCGCGTGAGCTGCGCCGCGTCCTGGTAGAAGTCGGGCCAATCCTTGCAAGGCTCGGAGCGGCCGACACGGTCCACACGGTCGAGCGGCCGCCCAGGGTATTCGGGACGGCGCTCGACGAGGCGCAGATCGCGCGAGCGGTGCTCACGGAAGCGGGGGTGGCGGAATGAGCGCGAACAGACCAGGCGTGGTGCCATTCGGAGAGGATTGGATCCGTTTCGCCCAGCGGAAGAGCGACGCCCGGCGTCTGGCGTTCTTTGACACGTTCCTGAAGATGGCCCAGGGATGGGAACCCGGCGAAGGCGCAACGGAGGACGAGCTCGACGATTTCGACCGGATGTGCCGGCTTCTCGCTGACTACATGAACGGCAAGAAAGGCGGACGCCCCAAGAAGTCGGAAACCCCTACGGAAACCCCTACGGAAACCCCTACAGAAACCCCTACAGAACCCCCCCTTGAAACCGTAAAGAAGGTAAAGAAGGTAAAGAAGGAAGGTATAGAAGGAACTTCTACCGCGCAGACGCGCGGGAAGCAGCCGCCGACGATTGAGCAGTTCCGGGCTATGGCGGTCAAGGCGGGAGTGCCGCAGGACTTCGCGGACCATCTGCACGCCGAGCTCGAGAGCGTCGGCTGGACAACGGCGGACGGGTCGTGCGTTGCGAACCCGATCAGGTATTTGAAATCCGCTTGGAACGCGGAGCAAAAAAAAATCCGCGCCGCGCGCGTCTCGGGTGACGACCAGTTCGGCGGCATAAGGGTGGGGTGACGGCATGGCGCGAATGATCGACGAGTACGAGCGGGAGCTAGTCGGCACCCTTCTCATGCGGCCGGAGCGCGTGGCGCTCGCGGTCGAGGACGGATGCGCGGCGGCATGGTTCACGGTCGACAAGTGGTCGCTCGTGTGGAGCGCAATCGAGGCCTTCTGGAAGCGCGGCGAGGTCGAAAGCATCACGCCCGTGACGGCGCTCGCGGAAGCGCAGAGGATCGCCGCACTCCCGAAAGAGCAGCGCGACGCGGCGACCCTGGACGTGGCGGCGCTGCAGGACGCAATCGACAATGCCGCGCCGGATCCGACGCCGGCGCTCCGGCTTCTGAAGAACGCGGCCACCGAGCGCGCGGCGAAGGACGCAATCGCCAAGAGCTTCAAGGACTTCCCCCTTTTCGCAAACGCGGCGGACGTGGTGCTGGACGCCCGGAACAAACTCGACGCCGTCCTCTCCCAATGCGGCACCGCAAAAAAAATTGCGCCGCGCGCGGTCCTGGACGAAATCCTGGCCGAATACGACGAGGCGCACAAAATGCGCGTGGCCGAGGACGGTCCGCGCGACCTGAAGTGGACGCCCGGCATCAAAATGCCGTGGCCGCGAATGACGGCGATCATGAACGGACTCCGCGCCGGGCTCCACATCATCGCGGCGCGCCCTTCCGTCGGCAAGACGTCGTTCGCAATCAACCTCATGCGCTTCTGGTGTGAGGGCGGCGTCGCGGTGACGTTCTGCTCGCTGGATATGCCGCGCGTCGAGGTGATACGCCGATTTGTGGCCGAGAAGTCGCGCGTGTCGGCGCGCAAGGCCGCGTTCTCTCCGACGAAGGCGGACCTCGCCGCCATGCGCGCGGCGGCCGATGCCGTGGCCGCGTGGCCGTTGACGGTCATCGAGACGCGCGACGTGGACGATCTGCGCGTGCACTGCGCCGTCGAGCGCGCAGCCGGACGCCTGGACGTGCTCGTCGTCGACTACCTCCAGCTCCTCCACGCCCGCGCCCTGGCCAAAGAGGACGCAATCGAATACGCCCGCGTGTCCTACGTCTCGGACACCCTGAAGCGCCTGGCCAATGATTTGCACATCCCCGTCGTCGCCCTGGCGCAGCTCAACCGCGAAGTCGCAAAGCAGGACGCCCAGGGACGTATGCCCGGCCTCGCGGACCTGCGCGGCTCGGGATCCATCGAACAGGACGCGTTCACGGTGGCAATCCTGCACCGCGACGCCCGCACCGTCGAGAAGTGGCGCAAGGGCGAGGACGTGGAACGCGCCAAGCGCCTCATCCCTGGCACGCTGGACAACCCCAACTATCGCTATAACTTCGACGATTTGGACCCCGTATGGTGGGTGCTTTGCAAAGCGCAGAACGGCCCGACATCGCGCCTGCCGTTTGTCGTGCGCAAAAAATATTTTGCATGGATGCTCGGAGACGTCGACGCGCAGGGCAAGACCGAGTCGACCGGCTACGGCGCAACGGCCAAGACCGTCGAGGACCTGTCGCCATACTTCGAGCGCGTCCATTCCGACTGGCGCCACGATCCGCTCGAGGAGGTGCTGCGCCTCCAGCTCGCTTTAATCAAGGACCCCGACGTCGTGGAAATCGGCGCGGACGACTAACAAACAACCAAAACACAACCACAGAAAGGACACACGCAAATGAACGCAAATGAAATCACCGCGACGTTCCAGGTCGCAATCCCAACAATCAACCACCACATCGCCCTGGCGGAGTCCAATGTCGGCGGAGGCCGCCGGGCGCTCGCGTATGTGCATTTCGAGATCGAGAACGACCGCGTGCACATCGTCACGACCGACGGACGCGCGCTGCTGCATACCGAGGTGCAGTCGGGCGACGGGCTCGCAAAGGAGCCGATCGCCTTCGACGTTCGCGCCATGCCCAGGATCACCGCGAAGAAGGCCGACGTGACGGTAGGCGAAAAATCCCTCGCGTGTTTCGTCGTGAAGGACGGCATTATCACCTCCGGCGACATCATGGCGCGCATCTGCGTGGACGTCGGGTTCCCGAAGTGGCGCAACGTCATACCTGGCCGCGCCGAGCTGGAGCCCGAGACCGCGTGGCGGACACTGGACCCGAAATACTACGCAATAGCACAGAAGTTCGCCGGGCGGAACAACATCCGGCGCCCGTTGTGTGTGCCCAGGCAGACGGGCGGCCCCGTCGTATTCCGAGAGGAGCTCGAGGATGGCGAGATCAACACCGCCGTCGTCATACCGCTGCGCGATTGCTGAGAGGTGGTGCGCAAAATGGCTGACACACACGAGACAAGCACGGACGTCATCGCGGCTATGCGCGGCGGCCCAATCCCACAACATCGGCACGACCGAGAGCTGTTGTGTCACTTCGCCAACCGCTTCGAAGCGGCGCACAAGCGGGAGATTGTCGAAGTATCAACGAGGGCTGCAACATTTGCTATCAATAAGACGAACGAGGAATGGCGCCAAAAGCTCGGCGACGCGGCGAAGTTGCGCGAAGCGCTGAAGGCGACGCTCGATCTGTTCTGGGACATCCACAACGCGAACAGGTCGCCGCAATCGAATCAGGCTTACGCCGTCATCCGCAAAATAAAAGCCGCCCTCTCCGCCCCGCCGCGCAACTGCGACCGCTTCACCACCGTGGACGAGGCGCGCAAGGCGCACGAGGCAATCTGTGAGAAGTACGGCAAATGCCACAACGGATGCCCGCTGAACAACGAGGAGCATTACAGCGCGTTCGACTGCTTTGAGGCATGGCTCTTCGCCCCCGCGACGGAGCAGAAAGGAGGCGCGGAATGAGCAGGACAACTCTAGACGAAACGAGAGATCGGAACATCTGGGAGGGCTGGTTCAAGGAGGCAGAGGATTGCAGTCTTGACGACGGGTCGCTTGCAAAGTTCCTAGACCACCTAAAGAACGACTACCAGCACGACTACGGCACAAGCGCATGGGCGACAGCCGCGGCGGCATTCGCCACTGCCAACGCATTTGCCCGGTACGAAGGTCTGACAGGCTTCCAATGGAGTTGTGTCGCGATGGATGTGCTTAGGCAGATGTGCTTTCCAGACAACAAACTCGGGTTTACGGTCATCGACTACGATGATTTGCTGTATCCACAGTACGAGTACCGCTTTACCGAACGCAAAATATCGGCAAAGGGAGCGGAGAAACTTAGGCAGGAAGCAAAGACGCGAATAAGCGAGAGCAACGGAATGGTCCACCCTGACGTCATGGCGTGGTGGCAGAAACTTGCAAACGGGCAGTTCCCCGAATGGCTTAAGGTTGAGGAAGGAGGCAACGATGGACGCTAACATCAAGACCCTACAGGACGCGCTGGAATGGCTCGACCGCAGTATCCGCGAGGAGGCGGAAATTGACGGCGAGATGTCGAGCGCGAACGCAATACGGCTCGGCTTCATCCAGAATATGCTGGCGAAGTTCCCTCGCCGCAACTGCGACGTGGGGACGCTGGAGGAGCAGGCAGAGCGATTTGCCGAATACTGCGACTCTGAGGTGTGCAAGCGCAAGCGGTGCAAATTTCGGGCAAAGGCATTGTGTATCGAGCGTTGCGCGTTAGCATGGGCGCAGATGCCCTACAATGAAGGAGGCGACAAATGACAAGGAAAGAGCTCGCCGCGTTCAAGCGACTCGACAAGAGGCGCGATAAACTGTTCATGGCGCTATGTATCATCAAGACATGGCTTTCGTTTCCGAACGACGGGCATACGCTGTACCACATCGGCAAGCTCGTCACGGAGCGCATCGAGGAGGAGCGCGCGGCGATGGCAAGGGAAGGCGGTGCGGTATGAGCGGCAAGATCAGAAACCCGGAGCGCAAGTGCAAGATGTGCGGCGCGAAATGCGAGAAGCAGATGCACTACTGCGTCGCGTGCGCAATCCAGCGCAAGGCCGCGCGCGTCGGAATAGACCCGCGCAAGGTTCACGTCGGCGTATTCTACGCGCGGCCCGGTATGCTCGACGCGGCGCTAGCGGGCGAACATTCGACGGGCGGCTATCTCTGCGAGATCGCGCGCGAAATGGAAGGCATCACGCCGGAGAGGATGACCATATGACCGCAACGATCCTGACATACAACACGTGCGCCAACTGCGGACGGCAATTCCAGCCGAGCAAAGGCAAGGCGCAGAAATACTGCTGCGACAACTGCCGCATCGTCGCCAACAACCGCAACTATCGCGCACGGATGAAGGCGAAGCCGAACCGCGTCTGCGTGCGCTGCGGTAAGCCGTTCTTCAGTCTCCAGAGTGCGGCAAAGTACTGCTCGCGCGAGTGCTACCAGGCGCGCGAAAAGGAGCGGAGGGCCAGCGCACATGGCAGCAATCGCATGGAGCGCCAGCGCGCGGCCACCGAAAAGGCAATCTACCTCGCGCGGCGCGACCTAGAGGCACGCGCAGCCGAGCGCGCGGTCCCGGTGCGCGTCTCGCGGAGCGCCAACGGACTCCGCATCGTCTCGCGCGGAAACTGCATGGGCGGTCACGCGACCAACATCTTGCACACATGAAACAACGGAGGGCCATGACAAACACAAATCAGAAGCTCCGCGACGCGCTGCGCCGCATAGAGGCGACTGCGGCCGACGCGCTCGCGCACCAGCCGGACGGCGACGATACTTGCCGCGCACACCTCACCCAGGCGTTGCAGACCGTCACCAGCGTCGCCGCCGACACCGTTTGCGAGGTGCTCGAATTGCGGCGCGACGATTTACCAGCCCCACGGCGGGGCGTGCCGGAAGCGCAGAAACCGCCGAGGCAAAAGGGCAAACTCTCCCCGGCAAATTTGGAGAGAACAGCATGAGCCGAACCGCGCGAGCCCGGCAACCTGAGAGCGCGGCACATCTGCCGCGCGAACGCCGCCCGTCGGCGTCCATGCCGGGTACTGGCAGAGAGGCGAGCGCACATCCTCTCGCGCAAAACCCAAACAAATACAGCCACCCCCGCGCCGACGGGGGGGGGTGCGCATCGGCTGATTAGTCTTGTAAATCCAGCCAAAAACAAAAACCGCGAAATACACGAAAGGAAAAACCGAAATGGCAAAATCGTCAACAACAATCAGGGGCGGGCTCGGACTCTGCCAGCTCCTCACGGTGCTATTCGTCGCGCTGAAGCTCTGCGACAAAATCGACTGGAGCTGGTGGTGGGTGCTGTCACCGCTCTGGCTCCCCTGGGCGATTGCTTTCGCCGTCATGGGCGTGATCGGCGTCGTCTGCGTTGCAGGCCTCGTCATCCAGAAGGCGCTGCGCTAACTTCTACACGTTCAACACGTTCTACACGGCTAATAAAAACCATGAAAACCATCAAGCTCAAAACGTTCTACCAGAACCCGGACAACCCGCAGAAGTACGGCGACGACGACATCGCCGCGCTTGTCGAGAGCATCAGGAAAGAGCCGCGAACGCTCGGCGCGGCGAAGATCGCGTTCTGCACGGACTACACCGCGACAAACGGCGCGAGCTACGCCGGACGCCGCGTGGTAATCGCGGGCAACAAGCGCCTCCAGGCGCTCCAGCAGATCGCCCGCGAGGGAGGGCTGCGCGACCCCGGCGACGCCTCCGCGTGGCTCGTCTCGCCGCAGGGCGACGCGCCCGCCGCGTGGTTCTTCGACCTGACGCCGCTCGGACCCGACGCGCGCCGCCACTGGCTCATCGAGTCGAACATCGGGCGCGGCGAATGGGACGCGGAAAAGCTCCTCGCGCAATTCACCCGCGACGAGCTCGTAGACCATTTCGACGACCTCGACGAGCTACTGGGCGAGACGGACGCGGGCGACGACGGAGCGGTCGACGACGAGAACACCGAAGGCGACGACGACCCGGACGCAGACAACCCGGAGTATCAGGATTTCGTCGACAAGTTCAAGCCGAAGAAAACCACAGACGACTGCTACACGCCGCCGACGATCTACGCGGCCGTGGCGAAATGGGTGGCCGACCGCTACAATGTAAACGCGGCGGATTTTGCGCGGCCGTTCTATCCCGGCGGCGACTTCGAGCGCTTCAGCTACGCGCCCGGCGCGATAGTGGTAGACAATCCGCCCTTCTCGATCCTCTCCAAGATCATCGACTTCTACATCAAGAAGAATATCCGATTTTTTCTATTTGCTCCGGCCGTCTCGTGCTTCAACTGCCTGCGCCGCCCGTCCGTCTCGTGTGTCGCGGCACATTCCGCGATTGTCTACGAAAACGGCGCAATAGTGCCGACCGCGTTTATCACCAATATGGGCGAAGACATAATCGTCGAGACTGCGCCGGACCTGAACGCGGCAATCAAGGTGGAGTCCGAGAAAATACGCCGCGAGAAAACCAAACAGCTCCGCAAACTCGCCTATCCCTACGCAGTCGCAACGGCGGCGCGCTTAGGCTGGCTGTCCGTCCACGGCGAGAAAATCGCCATCAAGCGGAGCGACGCCGTCGTTATTTCACGCCTGGACGCTATGGACAAAGACGATGGCATCTATGGCTCCGGGCTTCTATTGTCTGAGCGCGCCGCCGCTGAGCGCGCCGCCGCTGAGCGCGCCGCCGCTGAGCGCGCCGCCGCGCTCACGTTCGAGCTATCCCCGCGCGAGCTTGAAATCCAGAAAACCCTCGGCGCGGCAAATGCGCCGCGCTAACCACCTAACAACCTAACCACCAAACCACCTAACTACTCGTGACAACCCTCGAACAGATACGCGCGCTGGCGGCGCAGGGCATCGGACGCAAGGCGACCGAGGCGACGATTGGCCGCGCCATGACCGCCGACGAGCTCGACGCCTGGCGCAAGGCCGACACCGTCCGCCGCCTCAAGATCGCCGCGAAGAAGGCGAAAGGCCCCGCGTCCGGCGCGGACCGCGTGGCGAAGCACGTCAGCGAGCGCAACGAGGTGGGCGAAATCCCGCCGCCTCGCCATCCGCGCCTGAAGGAGCGGTGCCGGCATGATTTGGAGCTCTTCGGGTGGATGTATTGCCGCCGCCTCCTGAAGCACCGCGCGAGCGCCGACATCCGCGACGGACTCATCCGCGAGGCGGAGCGCTGCATCCTTCACGGCGGACAGGCCGCGACGCTCTACGCGCGCGGCGGCGGCAAGACGACGTGGATTGACATGATTGCGCCGCTCTGGGCCATGCTCTACGGGCACCGCCGCTTCCCTGTCGCAATCGGCGCGTCAATCAAGGCCGCGAAAAAGAATCTAAAGACCATCAAGAAGCTGCTCGCCCGTTCGCCCGAAATCCTCGCGGACTTCCCAGCCATCGCAATCCCCATCAGACAGCTCGGCGGCATTTCCCAGCGGTGCGCCTCGCAGACCTACCACGGCGTGGCCACCGACATCGAATGGGGCAGCGACCAAATCACCCTGCCGACGTTGAGAGCCGAGCGTCCGAGCGAGCGGAGCGAAGCGGAGGGAGCGACAGACGCGAGCACCTTAGACGCCGGCTGCGGCGCAATCCTAGCCGTCACCGGCGTGGGCGGAGCGATACGCGGAGCGAACGAGGGCGGGCAGCGTCCCGATATGCTGCTAATCGACGACCCGCAGACGAAGAAGGCCGCCGCCTCGCCAAAGCTCGTGCAGAGTATTCTCGAATACATCCACTCGGACGCGCTCGCCCTCGCCGGACATGATACCACAATCGCGGCATTTCTCACGATCACGCCGCAGAGATATGGCGACGTGGCGACGGAAATATCATCGCAGGCGAAATACCCGGAATGGGCGGTCAAGGTCCAGCCGTTCATCAAGACCCTCCCGCCGAAATGGGACCAGCTCGTGACGCTCTTCTGCGAGCAATACGCCCTCGACGCCGCCGCGAAGGACTACGACCGCCCGCGCTCGACGGCGTGGTACAGGGAGAACGCGGCGCTCTTCGAGCCAATGGAAACCATCGACCCGGAGCAGTACGACAAGACGCGCGAGATCGACGTGAAGCACCACCTCCTGAACCTCCGCGCGAAGCTCGGCAAGGTGGCGTTCAACGCCGAAATCATGATGCAGGTATCGGACGCGGCGTCCGAAATCAGCATTACGCCCGACATAGTGGCGAACGCGCTCAACGGCGCGCCGTGCGGGGTATGCCCGCCCGGAACGGACACCGTCGTCGCGTTTTCGGACATCAACATCCAGGCGGGCGCGGGCCTCTCCTGGGTTATCGCCGCGTTCGGCCCTTCCCGCGTCGGCGCGGTAATCGACTACGGCAGATTTCCGGCGGACGGCTCGCCGCTCGTTCCGCCCAACAGCTCCGACCTCCTGCGCAACCGCCGCGTGGCCGCCGCAATCCGCGAAGTCGTGAACATTGTGGCGACGCGGAGGATCCGCGACGCGAAGAACCGCGCGGTGCGCGTCCGCGCGCTCGGCTTCGACCGCGGATGGCTCCCCGACGTAGTGCACCGCACGCTCTACGTCATCCGCAAGCGCGTGCCCGTCGGCTTCCCGATTGTCGCCATGCGCGGCTTCCCCTGGAACAAGTTCGGCACACGGGCGAGCGACATCCTACGGCGCGGCGACCACATCTTCGCCACCCGCTCGAAGTACGGAGAATACCTCGCGTACATGGCTCCATACTGGCGCGAGGTCATGCAGAGCGGACTTCTGGAAACGCCGCTCATGCCCGGCAGCTTGTCGCTCTTTGGACGCGACCCACTCGACCACGCGCAATTTGCGCAGGAAGTCTGCGCCGAAAAGCTCGTGCGCAAATACCAGGCCTATTCAGGGCGCGAGACGACGACGGCGTGGGACTGGATAAACACCGGCCCTGAGCATTTCTGCGACGGGGTCACCGGCTGCTTCGCGCTGGCGTCGTGGTTCCGCGCATACGACGCGCTCTCGCAGACCATCGACGCGGCGGCGCTCGGCGTGAAACCGATCGAGGGACACCAGGACGACCTCTTCGACCCAATGCGCAACAGCGCCCTCCTCGCCGCGTATGACGGCACCACCGACACAACCGAGGGAACGGGCGACGCGGGGACCTTGCCGCATCCGTCGGAGCAGGATCTGGAAGCGGCGCTCGAGGACGGACGCGAGCGGCCGGACTATCCGACGCCGAATTTCAGGACGGTCAAGGGCCTCGCGCAAAGTTCGCCAAGTGCGCAAAGCGCCATCTCGCGCAGAGCCGCAGAGAGGCAGAGAGCGCTGAGAAAACTGGCAAAGTTTAGAAAGGGGAAGTGGCGGAAATGATAGTGCGCAAGATCGAGAAGTGCCCGAAGTGCGGCAAGTGGCAGCCCTGGCGCAAGTATTCGACGCGGGTCATCAAGGGCGAGCGCCGCGTCTACGTCAAGTGCATCCGCTGCGGCGCGCGCGAAGTCGTCGTCTATCGGGAGCATGGTTAAAAACTCCGATGGTTAGGGTTCTCGCTACCGCTTCACCGCTTCGCACTTTTCAACCGCGCACAAGCGGCTCCATTCATAGTGTTTTGGGCGGCCTTCGGCCGATTTATGCGACGCAGTCGCATCCCTAAATGCCTCAATCGACATATGCAAAGTCGTTGAGTGGTGCGAAGCTGCGGAGCGGTAGCGAGAACCCTAACGCTCGGAGTTTTCCAGCGCTCGCCGTTTTAGATAGCGCAAGCGTCAGCGCCGCGCCGTCTGCGCACGTCTGCGGTTAAAAATTCCCCTCCCAAAATACGAAAGTTGCCCCAATGGGGCAACAAAATCACGCCGCACAAATAAATTGCCCTTGATTTATGCTAAATTATAGGCGTGATGAGCGCCATAAGCAACAGACTCAAAAACAAAAACCGCTATCTTTTCTGGATCGCGGAAATCGACCGCTGCATCCATGAGATTGCAGTCAGCGGCACGGCGTCCGCGTCACTTTCGGCCGGCGGCGGCTCGCAGAGCTACACACACGCCGACCTCGACAAGCTCCAGAAGCTGCGCGGCAAATACGCCGCGAGGGTGCAGGAGATCAACATGGCGATTGCCGCGTTCCCGAACAACACCGGCATCCGGCACGTCCAGACCGTCAGATGTGGAGGGCTATGGCATTGAAAAGAAAAGTTAAGAGTGGAGGAGTTAAGAGTGGAGGAGTTAAACTCACCCACTCCCCCACCCCCCCACTCACCAACTCCCCCACCGCCTCCACCCCCTTCGCGGCACTTCCGCCGCGCTTGCAGCGCATAGCAGCCGGGCGGCTCATCAACCGCCTCAGGATGGGCGGCTTCTTCGGTCGCGGCGGCTACAAAACCGTCTGGGGTCCCGATCAAGTCAACCGCCGCTGGACCTCCGCCGAGACGGGCGACGAGCTCGCGCAGGTCACGGCATCGGAGCGCAACCGCCTCATCGCCCTCGCGCGCAACACCGAGCGCAACTCGGAGCATATGGAGGGCATCCTGAACCAGCTCGCCAACAACGTCATCGGCACCGAAGGCGGCAAGGCAATCTTCACATTTCCCGCCGGTTATGAAGAGCAGGGCCGCAAGGTCCACCGCGCGTTCGCGGATTGGGCGCAGGAGGCGGAGTATTTCGACGACAACGGACTCCAGGAGCTTCTGCGCCTGGTTCTCCGCACGCTCTACATCGGCGGCGACCTCGCGCTCGTCTACGACGACGGCCTGACGCGCGGCGACTCCGGCCAGATCATCGCCTTCGAGCCTGACTGCATCGGCAATCTGGAGGAAGGCGATTTCAAGTCCGCGTTCCCCAACTACACCCAGCACCAGGGGATAATCAAGAACGAGAACGGCAAGACCATCGGCGTAATCGTCTCGTGGTCCCAGCGTGGCCAGACGGAATACCGGCTCTTCGACGAGCAGGGACGCCGCGCGGCCTGGACGCTCATCAAGCCGGCCGGACAGAAATGGCGCGATACGTTCTTTACCATGCTGCGCAACTTCCACCGCGTCAATCAAATGCGCGGCAGTTCGCCGCTATGGTCCGGGCTCGGCACCATCAGCGACGGCGCGGACATCCAGGGCTTCGAGGTCCAGGCGAGCAAGCGCAACGCGCAGATCATCGCGCAGGTGCTGCAGGGCGAGGCCGAGACGGGCGAGGGGGAGCTGTCCGCCGAGCTCGACCCGGACGCCACCGCGCCGCTCGCCGTTCCCGACGACGAGAACGAACAGCAGGAGGCAATCGACGAAGCGATCACCCAGCAGCGCCTTGACATCGACTCCATCACGTCGGCGGGCGTGATATACGACGTGCTTCCGCCCGGCGTGAAGATGGAGCTCTTCGACACGAAGCATCCGAATAACAACCTCGTCGAGTTTTCGCGCTGGCTCCATTCCGGCGCGGCATACGCGGCGGGCCTGACTTCGATCTACGCCGTCGGCAAGGCGGACAGCTCCTATTCGGCTTCGATGGCCGAGATGATACTTGCCAACACGCAGTTCCGCGTCGAGTTCGCGCGCCTCGAGCGCGGCTTCCTCGACTGGGTTCTCGCCAACTGGTCCAGGCGCGCGCAGCTTCGCGGCGAGATCCCGCAGGACGCCGAGCTTCCGGAGGACTGGAGGCGCACTTGCGTGAAGTGGGCGCATCCGAAGGAGCGCGCCCTGAACCCGATAGACGAAGCGAACGCAGTCAGCATCGGGCTCAAAAACTTCACGGTCAACTACCACGAGATTTATGGCCCGGACTGGAAGTCGAAAGTTTTGGAGAACGAAGAGGAGATCAAGTTCTTCGCAGAACACGGCGTCCCGCATCCGGGGCTCCAGACAGTCAACGGCGAAATCATCCCGCAAAATCAAACGCAAAAGGAGAACGCATGAGCAAGGCAACATTCAACATCCTGGGCGACATCGTCGCGAACGACGGCGAGCGCTGGTGGGAGTCCGACGTTGTGCCCGGCATGGTCATCGGCTGGCTCAACAAGCAGGACGGCGACATCGAGATCAACATCAACTCGAACGGCGGCGACGTTGCGGGCGGCCTTGCAATCGCAAACGCGATCAAGGCCTACAGCAGGGGCAAAAAGACCTGCAACGTTCTCGGCGTCGCGGCGTCTATGGCGTCCGTGGTTGCGTGCGCGGGCGACGAGCTCAAGATGGGGCAGGGCGCGTTCCTGATGGTCCACAATCCGTGGACGGTCACGACGGGCAACGCCGAGGAACTGCGCAAGGACGCCGACACGCTCGACAAGATGCGCGACTCCATTCTCAGCTTCTACCAGTCGAAATCGACGAAGAGCGCCGAAGAGCTGAAGGCGCTCATGGACGCCGAGACGTGGATCAGCGCCGAAGAAGCGCGCGAGGCCGGCTTCCTCGTCGACGACTACGCGGGCGAAATGAAGGCCGCCGCGTCGCTCACCCGCCGCGCGTTTGCAAAGGCGCCCGACGCGGCAAAGGCGCTCGTCGAGTTCCACGACCGCAAGCCCGAACCGCCGAAGGCCGAAATTCCCGCCGACGGTCAAAATCTTCCCGCCGACGGTCAAATTCTTCCCGCCGACGGCCAAAATCTTCCCGCCGAAAATCCCGCCGGGACACCCGAGACACCCGAGACACCCGAGACACCCGAGACGCCCGCGCAACCTGAGGCGTCCGGCTCGCAGCCGACGCCGCCCGCCGAGGGAAATTGGGAGGCGCGCTTCAAAGGCCTTTCCCAGAAGTTCAACGACCTCCAGAAGAAGAGCGTCGAGATGCTCGCGGCGGCCGAAGAGCAGCACAAGGCGGCGCTCGCCGCGCGCGACGCCGAAAACACAGCACTTAAAACTCAGCTCGAGCAGGGCGCGAAAGATCTGGCCGACGCCAACGCGAAGGTCAGCGAGCTCTCCGCCAAGCTCGAAGAGAACGCAAAGGCCCTCCAGAAGGCAACCGACGACCTCGCGGCAGTCCGCGACAGTCTGAAGGCGTCCGAGGACAAGGTCCAGCATCTCGAAGCCACCCGCGACGCGCTGACCGCCGGGGTACTCACACCTCCCGCCGCCGGGACGAGCTACGCCGACAAAATGAAGTCGGCCAAGACGCCCGAAGAGCGCGAGGCCCTGCGCGCACAGAAGCGCGCCGGGAAAATCAAGTAAAAGTTAAGATTGGAGGAGTTAAGATTGGAGGAGTAAAACTCACCCACTCACCCACTCACCCACTCACAACCAGAAAGGAAAAAATCAAAATGGCAACTTCCGTCACTTCCGCAGGACTTAAGGCCGGTGCCGACAAGTGCATCCTCGCCGCCCGTCCGTATCTCGAGAAAATCGCGCTTTTCAGCACGAACTTCTCCGCCGCAACCGCCAAGCAGTACGACGCGCTCGCGGTCGAGGTGCTCGCCTCCAGCTCCGAGGACTTCGGCGTCGGTGCGGGCTACACTCATCCGACGAACACGATCAAGCCGGCGAGCATCACGCTCAACAAGCACCGCAAGTCCACGTTCACGATTGGCGACAAGGACGCCATCACGAACGAGCTCGCGCCTTGCTGGGAGAAGCTCGGCCCGAAGTCCGGCGAAGCCGTGGGCAAGTATGCGATCCAGCAGGTCATGGCCCTCCTGACCTACTCCGACCGCACCGGCACGATCACCCAGGCGACCTATGCCACCCTCGCGGACTTCACCGCTATCATGGCGAAGGTCACGGACGCGGGCCTCGATCCCTGGCAGTGCAACCTCATCCTCACGCCTACGGCCTACGCCGCGCTTCTCGCGGTCCTTCCGGCCTACGTGAAGGGCGACAACGCCGCGATCAACTACGCCGACGTTGGCGAGTTCCTGGGCTTCAAGTCCGTCATCATGTCCCCGAACGCCTCCGTCGTTTCGGCTGCGACGCCCGCCTCCAACGGCTTTGGCTTCGTCGTTCCCGAAGGCGCAATCGGCGTGGCCGACCGTGTCGTTCCGCCTGTCATGGAGGGCGGCAACCTCATCGAGTTCGGAACGTTCACGGACGATCTGACGGGCTTCGGCTTCGGCACCCGCGTTGTCGTCGACGCCGACCAGGGCACCTGCTCCTGGACCGTTGACTGCCTCTTCGGTTGCGCGCTGACGAAGCAGACCTCGAACGGCGCTCCGGGCTACTACCAGCTCATCACGGCCTAATAGTTAGGCGGCAAGGTGGTCGGGTGGTTAGGCGGTGCTGCTGCCTAACCACCAAACCACCAAACCACCAAACCACCTAACCAACCAAACCCGAAAGGCCACCGAAATGATATTATCTACAATCCTCGCCGCGCTGCTGACGCTTCAGCCCGGCTACAACAACACCGGCGCAGCTGGTGAAGTCGTCGCGGTTTCGGCGGCAACATCGAACGCGACGGCGACAGTCGCCATAAAGAGCGTCGACGCGCTCACGACCTACACCAACACGACCGCCCAGGTCGTGACGTTCGAGACGGCCTACGCGCTCACGTATACCAACTACGACGGCGCGGCGGCAATCGACACCAACGTTCTCGGCTATGTCGATTATGACTATTTCAAGACGAACGGCGTCTCGAAGATCATCCAGGGGCCGGTGCGTTTTGATATGCCGATAACGAACACCGTCGTGACGGGCCGGGCGATTTCCGGCTACTACGCCGCGACTAACGACATCGGCACCGTCACCACGTCCGCACACTTCGGACAGGCGGCAATCACAAACAAGGTGCTTTTCGGCGGCGGCGTCCTCGTGACCGGCGCAGCCGACGGCGACATCATCAAAATCATCATCAAGTAAAAGGAACCATTCTCCATGCCGATACAGTTCACCAACCCGAGAGCCTTCGCGCCCTTCCACCGCACGCCCGTGGCGTTCCACGGCGTCCGCCCGGATTCGCGCCGCATCGCTCTTACGGTGATGTGCTCGGTCGTGGAGGACGTTCCCGAGACGGTGGACGCCGCCGCGCCTACGGACGCGCGGACGTTCGCCGTGTCATTCCCGCGCCACTCGTGGGGCGTCGCCACTCCGCCGCAGATAGGCGAGTGGGCGAAGATGCACTGGAGCGGCGCAGATATGTGGCTCAAGGTTTCGGCGGTGAACCACCTCCCGGACGGCGGGCTCGCGCTCGTCGCGGAGTGGAAGCCGGGGAGGGTGCCGCAGTGGTCGCGGTAGACATAGCAGCCGACTACGAGGGCAAGCCGCTCTCGGTGCTTTCCGACCTCATACGGGATCGGCAGAAGTACCTGGGCGAGTCCGCCGCAGACGCGGTGATAGCCACGGGCATAGACGCGCTCAACTCAATGCGCGCGCTCACCCGCGTGGCTCCGCGCACAATACCGCGCCGCGACGTTCGGTGGGGCGAGTCCGACCCGCAGTACATGACGTATCCGCGCGGCTCGTTCCGGCGCACCGTGGTGACGCACTGGCGCAACGGCCGCCGCGTGAACATCATCAAATGGATGAAGGTGGAGGGCACGACGAAGCGCGGCAAACCGCGCGCAACGTCCGCAGACCTCCGCCGCGCGTTCGACGCGTGGGGCAAGGTGAAGAACAGCGGACTCGCGCGCCGCGCCCTCGGCATCGCCATGAACCGCCTCTCGACGCGCCAGGTAAAGGACGAACGCACGAATATGCGCCTCGCGCGCATAGCGGCGGCGAACGTAATGGTCCGCAAGACCGACACAGGCGGCTCGTTTATGTTGCAGATACGCGACGGGCTCGGCTACGCGGTGCAGGCGCTCCAGGGCGGCCCCGCGTCCATCGACCTCGCGCTGAAGCGTGCGGCGAACAAAATCGCCGGGCGTCTGTGCAAGGTGGCAGAGCGGAAGTTCGGGGAGCGCGTGGCTACGCCGTTCCCGGAGGTGAAGGGAAGGAGGGCGAAGTGATTTCTCTTGTAAAGCAGCTGGAGGCGGCGGTTGTCGCCGCAGTCAAGACCGCGACGGACGGCGCGGCGCTCGTGCGCGGCTTCCGTGAAAGCGTCGCGGAGGGTTTCGTCAAGCTTTCGACGGGCGACGGGCGCCCGGAGGTGATGGTGACGGTCACGCCCGCGAACGCCGAGAGCTACGCGTCGCCGGTGCTGGAGTTTTCGGTGTCCGTGGCGGTGCGGCTGGAATGGAGCGACGACCCGACGATCGCCAGCTTCGACGAGGTGGCGGCAATTGTGGAGCGCGTGTTCCTGCGGTGGAACGACAACGCGAACATAGAGCAGATGTCCGCCGCGCTCACGACCGAGAACTTCCGCGCCGCCGGTTTCCGCCTGGACGCGGGACAGGACAGCGTGGAGATCGGTGACAAATGGTCCGTGATTTCAACAACAAACAATTTCGCCGTAAAAGGCATTTTTACTGAAACCCAAACAACGGAGGCATAACCCATGTCATTCCCTGCAAAACCCGACTATTTCGGCCTCGGCTCCAACGCGAGCCTGTCGCTGAAGAACTCTTCGCTCAACAAGAGCGCAACCACCGCAGAGGCGCACAACGATCTCGGTGACACCGTGGGGATGGTGGTGCTCGGAGAACAGTCCGCGCCGTCCGTCACCTACGAGGTCATAGCGGACATCACCATGTCCACCATCAAGCTCGGCGCAATCACGACGGTGGACAGCAAGCCGTTCGCCCTCACCTCGGTGAGCTGGAACACCGCGCCCGGCGCGGTTGCGGAGCTCCAGTGCAGCGGCGCGCAGGTCGAGACTGGCGCGACCACCGCGACCTCGACGACCATCACCCTCCCGGCGTTCGCGCTGAAGAAGTGGCACGACGCGCAGATACTCGACTCGGCGTTCTCCCTCACGGTGCCGGGCTGCTACGTCAACGGATGCAACTACACCGCGACGGCGGACCTCTCCACCGCGACGGTGGACGGCACCATCGTGGCGCACGACATCCAGAACGGGCGCATCGAGGTGGCGGTGTCGATCGTGCAGTCCGGCTCCACCGAGCCGACAGTCACGGCGGGCACGGGGTGGGAGATCGTCTCGCCGCTCACGGTAGACAATCCCGACGCGGACTTCCCGACGTGGACCGCAACGCTGCGCAAGAACCTCACCTCGGTGCATCCTTCCGCGACGTAAGGAGGGGCCATGCAGGAACTCGCGGCGGAGATGTTCGAGCGGCTGGCGGCGGAGGGCGTCAACGTCACGCCCTTCGACGCGGTGCGCATCGACACGGCGGCTCGTCTGCTTGCGCGGGCGAAGGCGTCGGACGGCGCGCCGTTCCTCTCCGCCCCGCGCGTCCGCTTCTGCGGCGGCGTCCTGTTTCACGAGCCGACGATACAGTCGGAGCTGTGGCTTCTCGAAGTCGCCGCGCCGCTGTGCGCGAACGGAGACACGGCGCTCATGCTCCGCGCATACGCGCTGGCGCACGCCGACGAGCCGGGGTTCTTCGACGGCGATGAGATGCGGAACGCGAAGGCGGTCCAGAAGCGCGCGCGCGCGTTCATGCGGACGATCGCCGCGACGGAGCGCGAGCTGCTGGACGCGCTGGCCTACTGCGTGAGCGGCGACGACGACGGGTACGACGACCTGCCGATGCCCGAGCCGAAAAGCCGCGCGGCGGATGCGCCGCGAATGACGAGGCGCGACAGGATGTACGCGGACCTCGCGGAAGCCGTGGGCGTCACGGGCGCGGCGCTGGACGACCTGAAGCGCCTGACGCCCCCGCAGCTCGACCGCGCCCTTCGCCGCGCGTGGGAGCTGAACCGATGGGAGTTCAAGGACGGCAAGGACACGCGCGCTTCGGTGGCGTGGCACGCGCTGATAGAAGAGGTGCGCGGCGCATCTGCCGCGAAGCCGGAGGGATTGCAAAATGGCTAACGGACAGATAAACCTCACGATCGCGGAACGGCGCACCGGCAACGGGCTAGCGAGCGCCGCGAACGACGTGGGCATACTCAACTCGCGGCTCGGCATGAGCAAGAAAGGCGTCGCGGACCTCGGGCGCGCGGCGGGTATGCTCGGCGGCACGTTCGGGACGGTGTTCAAGCTCGTCCTGGGCGGCGGTATGTGGCAGGCCGGGGCGATGGCGCTCTCTACGGTCATCGGGCTCATGAAGAAGCACAACGAGCTTATGAAGGACGCGCGGCTCGCCGCTCGCGGACTGTCGCGCGAATACATGACGCTCGAGGCGGCTGCGCGCGGCTACCAGCGGCGCGTCGAGCAGTGGCGCAAGCGCAAGGCCGAGGCAGACAAGGAGGAAGAGGATGCGGTGAAGGCGGCGGCGAAGGCCCAGGAGGACGCCAAGCGCCGCACCCTGGAGCACTTCGGCATCGAGAAGGAATACTACACCCTCCAGCAGAAGATCGTCGAGGAGCGGCGCAAGGCGGAGCTTATAGACGCCGACGAGCTCACCCGCGCGAAGGCTATGGCGGCGGAGCTGAAGGAACAGGCCGAGCTCCGCGTCCGCCTCGCGCAGCGCGACATTGACGCGGCGAAGGTGCGCGGCAACAAGTCCGAGCAGATGAACGCGGAGGAGGCCATGAAGCTCGCGCGGCTCCAGGTCGAGACGGCGGTCAAGGAGGGCGAGAAAATCGTCCGCGACGCCGAGAAGAAGATGGCGGAGGAGGCCGCCGCCGCCGCGAAGAAGCTGGAGGACGAGAAGGCGAAGCTCGAGGCGGAGGCGGAGAAGAAGCGCCGCGACGCCGAGAAGAAGGCGGCGAACGAGCGCATCGACGCAATCCGCCAGGAGCATAAGGCGAAGATGGACGCGCTCGAGGAGGAGATACGCAAGGCGCACGACGAGGCGCAGGTGCTCGAGCAGAACGCGCAGCGCGCGCGCGGCGGCAAGACCTTCGGTGAGTGGGATCGCGGCGAACGCGACCTCGCGCGCGACGAGCGGCGACAGAACATCCGGCAGCAGAACGTAATCCGCAACGCGCAGCGCGAACTCTCGCGTCTCGAAGGCAACGCGCGCAGGGGACGCGCCTTCACCAATGCGCACGACCTCGCGCGCATGGCCCGGCTCCGCGAGTTCATCGCTGACCAGGACCCGGCGAACAACCCCGCGCTGAAGCGGGCGCAGGAGCTCGAAAAGCAGCGCAAGGAGGCGGAGGCGAAGATGCAGAAGGACATCGACGCAATCCGCAAGGCGATAGAGGACAAGGTGGCACTGTAAGGAGGCGGCGGACATGGGACTTCTCAACACATACACATCCGCAAACCGCGTGGTAGACACCGCGCTGTCGGTCAACTACGCGCGGCGCGTCGTGTTCGGAAACTGGGTGGAAACCACGGGCACGGTCCCGACTGTCCACAACCACATCTGGGAATACACCCGCACCGCGACCAAGACGTTCCGCTATGTCGGCATGGATGCGGCGACGGCGGAGAGCTGCGCGGCGGCCCTGCGCACACTGTTCAACCGCTCCACGCGCGTATGCACCTGGAACGGCGCGACGGGTTCGTTCGACCGCGACCCAGGCGGCGATGTGCCGATGGCGGACATAGTTTGCCAACACGAAGCGGCGGGGATGTGGACCGTCACCGTGTCGGTGAACGAGCAGGACACATACCAGAGCCTCCTCGCCACGGAGTCCTTCGCCACGATCTTCGCAACGGAGAACGCGCGCGTCTACGATCTCGACGAAGGAGGGAATAGCTGATGGCGCGTCCGCAGAGAATAGAGAAACTGCGCCACGGGCGGCTTCTGTGCGGCTCGGTGTTCCGCTTTTTCGTCGAGACGTGGAACTGGCTCACGGCATACGTGGACAACATGAAGGGCGACGCCGAGACGGACCCGCAGAGCGGATACATCACAATAGACCGCACCGACCCCGACCACCCCGTCATCCGCTTTCGCGCGGACAAGGTGGCGTCGGGCGACGGGGAAACCGTTACCCCTGATGACATATCTACCGAGTTCATCCCGAACGATCCCGCCCAGGGTGCCGACAACACCCATGAAGGCGAGCTGCAGATAAAGGGGTGGAACAAGGGCACGCCGCATCCACAGCCGAGCATAGCCGACGACCTCCAGGCAACGGGCACGCTCGGCGGACACGTGGTATTCCGCGAGTCGGACGGCTCACTCAGCTACAAGAGCGTCGGACACCTCCCGACTCCGACCGCCGTAAACAACGGGCAGCTGACGATTACCTACGGCGACATACCTACGACGTTCACGGCCAACCAGTCCAGAAACAGCCGCGTGACGATTTCAAAGGGCGACACCAGGACCTCGGTATCCGTAGTCACGGGCGTGACGTGGGACAGCACAAACCACAATCTCGTAATCAACTCGGCGCACTTTGACCTCGATAACGGCGTGATTAAAAACTGGACACCCGACCGGCCGCAGCCGATCCCGACGACGGCGATCAGCTCGATATTGCCACAACAGGGAGGAGGTTCGTAAAATGGCGGAAGCGAAGCAGCCATCAAACTGGGCGTGGCGGGCCGTCCCCGCGAATGGCGGATCGGTAAGCATCCGCACGCCATTGACGTCGACGACCTTCACAGCGAAGGCCGCGACGGGCTACGTATTCGACCATTGGGAGTTTACGCCGTGGTCCGGCTCGTCGTCCGCACCGGGCGTGTGGATGCCGGCGCTCCAGCAGCAGCTCTCGCAGAACCTCACCGCAAACCCGCACGTCTCGGCGCGCTTAACGTACGATCCGGAGGAGAACCCCGAATACAACCAGGCGGGCATACTCGCAATCGCGCACTTCAACCAGTTGGGGCCGGGGCCAGGTCCGGGGCCGGGGCCGGGCGAAGTGACCGTCGAGGCGTTTCGCTTCTACCCGGGCATCACGTCCGTATATCTGTCGCTCAATGGATACAGCGGACAGTTTCGCATTTCGCGCAACCTCGCGCCAGGCGATCCGGTGTCGCTCGACTTCAACTCGACAGACCCGACGGTGCGCTTCCTCGGATGGGTACGCCTTGCCGCTGGCGACTCAGAAACCGCGCCGGGGACGCTGGTATCGACTAATGCGCATTATGAGACGACCGCGCGCAGCGACGGCGCGAACCGCTACCGCGCCGAGATACAGGTAGCGACGGTGCGCGTCCAGGCCTACGGCATATACTCTGGCGCAGTATCAATCAACGGAGAGAACGACGGCACGCCCTACGTAATCCGCAACGTTTCCGACGGTGTGCCCTGCACGCTGACGGCCTCGCGAATATTCAACGACCCGACGGCTGGGACGGTGCTGTTTCGCGGATGGTATCAAACCGACGCATACGGAGAAAACCGCGAGCAAGTGACGGTCGACCCGACTTACGAGTTCACGCCTGACATGAGCGTAGGTGCGGACGGCTACTACTTCGAGGCCGAATACGTCGGCGGTTCCCTACTCACGGTTTCGGCGAATCCCGAGGGGCGCGGCACTGTCTCGCGCGAACCTCCGCCGACGGACGGCGACGACTACTACGCCGACTCGGTTATCAGGTCCGGCGTCAAACTCGCCGCAACACCAAACATCGCCGCAACATTCATAAACTGGACGCGCCGCATCTCAGGCCGCGACGTCGTGGTTTCAACGAGCGCAGTGTATACAACTACCTCTGCCGGAGAATACACCGCGCACTTCGACTATACGCACAAGCTCGTCAACAGCTTCAACCGCTCAACCCCCGTGCAACTCGTATACGACGACCGCGCAGGGCACGCGGCGCAGCTCGTCGCTGACTACTAACATCTAAGGAGGCATCATGATTAGACCAATCGACATCAGGCTCAACGCGGCGCACCCGGACTACCCTCTCGCGGAGGCGGTCACGTTCACGGGCTCGCCGTCGACCGTCCTCGTTCGCGGCGTCCCGCCCAACTGCGGGCGCTGGGCAATCACGGCGGTGAGCGTCGCGGCGACCTACCCCGACGGCTCGACTACCACGCGCGCGGCTGTGCAGAGCGCCAACGGCGTCTGGGTGGCGACCATCCCCGCGACGGTGATGAGCGGACGCACCGCAAACGGGTTGCGCATCCTGGCGGACGGCATCGACGAGAACGGCGAGGCGGTCACGGGCTATGTGTTGGGCGTTGCCGACTTCGCCGTGGCGTCGCTCGGCGTCACGCCCGCTCCGGCTCCCGGTGAAACGTCGTGGCAGATGCTTTACTTCGACGCCACCCCCGCAACCCCTCGCAAGGGCGACGTCACACGGATAGACGGCGACCTCAAATTCTACAACGGCACGGAGTGGCTGCCGTTTACCGATTTGTCAGACTACTACACGGCCGATCAGGTGGACGAGGCGATCGACAAGCTCGCCGCGTATTACATCACCTACAATGCGGCAGGCGCGAACTTTCCGACGCGCGCGGCCCTACTCAATGCGCAGACATACTACTCCGGCGGCTCGGTGCGCGTCCCAACCCGCAACGACTACGCCGTTGTACTCGCGGACGAAACTCAAGAAGGCGCTGAATGGCGCTACATCTACGCGGTCCCGGCTGGCGAGACTGTCGGACAATGGGAACCTCAATACCCCATCGAAACAAACGACTACACGGCGCTTGCGAACAAGCCGCAGATAAACGGGCACGAGCTATCCGGCAACAAGACGGGCGCGAACCTCGGGCTGGTCGACGCGAGCGGCGGGCGCGCTAATCAGCTTAGGCTCCTAATAGCCGCCACAACGGGATCCTCCGCAGGAATATATGCGCTGCGCGTCAAATACGACGGGACAACTTTCAACAACAAGGCGACGCTTGAAATAGTCAAGCAGCCCGCAGGCGGGGCTAGCGAAGTAATTGTCGCGTCGATCGATCTTCCCGCGTCGAACGGCGCCCTCGCGCTGACCGCCGACCTGCCCTACAATCTCAACCCAATCACGATCGCTTCTTCCGGCGCGGCGACGGCTGCGCTTGCGGACTTGAGCACCAACATCATTGTGGCGGCGGCAGGCGTGACGAGCATCACCTTCATATTCCCGCCGCGTCAGACTGGCAAGATGCGCGACTTTTTCGTTCGTCTCGTTATCCAGGGCACAACGGTCCCGACTCTCTACTTCAACGAGCCGAACGGAGGCGGCGCTGTCGCCTTCGACGCGGACGACGACGCATGGGCGGACATCGAGCCAGGCGTGAATATTATGATGTTTTCCGACACGGCGGAGTGAACAGAAATGACTACGGCCTTGACAAAGCACCTGACACCGGACGCGAACGCTTCGACGCATCGCGTGGCGGTTTCGCGCGCTATGGGCGCGGACGGCGGTAAGGTCAAGCCGCTGCGCGCACACTTTGAGCTGCGCTACTCCTACACGATAGACCCGGCAAACGGCGACGAGACGCAGACGGCCACGGCGCTATTCCCGAGCGGCTCATACGCCGCGCTCGACTTTGCACCGACATGGGCGCATCATCGTTTCGTCGGATGGTTCCCACTTGCGGCGGTCCCGTCCGCCGACATTCCATCAATGGCGGGACAGATCGAGGCATCAGACGCCGTTGATTATGAGATTGCTACCATCTTCGCACATTGGCAGCTTCCGACGACCGTGACCTTCGACGCGACAAGCGCCGGCGGTGAAATGCCGGGCGGCTGGACCGCTCCGGACTACTACGCCGGGCAGCCATACGGCACGCTGCCGACGCCGACGAAAAGCGGCGAAGTGTTTCTCGGCTGGTTCACGCCGGGCGGCGTGCGCGTCACCACGTCGTCTACCGTTCCCCAGGGAGGCGTCGCGCTTTCGGCGCGCTTCACCGCAGTGACCTACGCGACGTCATACGAGGCCACGACTACAAGCTCCTACAAGAAGACCGGCATCTATTCCGCGACGTCGCTCAATTCATCCAACCCGACCGTCGTCGATTGGGGGGACGGAAACGTGGACGTTGTCTACGGATCCATCTCTCAGCTCGTCCACGAGTACGCGACTACGGGCGCGCACACGGTCCGCATCTCCGACACGATCAGCTCTCTCGCGCTGTCGACGAATAACTACACCTGGTATCAGACGACATCGCAGAACGAGTATACGGTCACGCGCGTGACAGCCATGTCCTCGCGCATTACCAGCCTTGCATCCTACGGCTTCTACTACTGCCAGGCAATGACGGCGTTCGTCTATCCGTCGTCGACGATCACGAGCATACCGTCCTATCATTTTTACTACTGCTCGAGGCTCAATGTGCCTGCGATACCCGCGACCGTGACGAGCATCGGCAGCTATGCATTCGCCTATATCAATCAGTCGCAGTTCTCGTCCATCACGATACCGGCGTCCGTGACGACGATCGGCAGCGACGCGTTCTACTACTGCTACTATCTCAGGTACATCACATTCGCGCCTGGCACAAGCACCCTCTCTCTCGGCACCTACGCATTTGCCTATACGATGTACTACTCGCAGGCGTCGATCGACCTCTCGCCGCGTCCGATTACGAGCATACCGTCCAACTGCTTCTATTATTGCCGATACCTCAATTCGGTCACGTTCCCGACAAACTCGACTTTCACGAGCATCGGCAGTTACGCGTTCTACTACTGCTGGTACTACCAGGCGGGCACGGTTACTATCCCGGACCACGTAACGAGCATCGGACAATATGCCTTCGGCTACTGCTACTACCTCACGGCCATTACCATCCCGGCGAGCGCCATGACGATCAGCGGCTACGCCTTCTACTACTGCCAGAGGCTGCAGACGATAACCTGTCTGCGCACCACAGCGCCGACGGCGAACTACGGCACGTTTGGCAATTCGACCTACAACTACACAGGGCGCAACTACTACTCGGCGGGCACAAACCGCCTGCGCGTCCCGGCTGGCGCGACTGGCTACACTTCGAGCTACTGGCTCAATCCGCTTTGCCAATCGTCGATGTGCGGCTTCACTTTGGAGGAGATACAATGACTAAATTCTACACATACGACACGTCTACAAAAACTCTCATACAGGCCCCCCGCGTAATCACGCGCGACGGCTCGACGATCGTCCTCGGCAATCCGGAGGACTACGCGCGCTACCTCGGCGCGTATCCCTGCGGCACATACGCCGCGCCGCCGGAAGTGCCGGAGGGTAAAATGACGGTCGAGGACGGATACGAGCTCGTCGACGGCGAGTGGCGCAACACCTGGCGCATCGAGGACGCGCCGCTTCCGCCTCCGGCCGAGTACGACGCGGCGATGGAGGCGCACCTTGCGGCGGAGAAGGCTGCGCGCGGATACACCACGCGCGAGCCGGACGCATACCTCAATTCGCAGGTGCCGCGCTGGGCGCAGGACGCGCGCGACTGGATTGCGCACCGCGACGCCGTGATGCTCTACGCTATCGACATCCAGAACCGCGTCGCGGCGGGCGAACCGCAGCCGACCCTCGCGGACTTCAAAACTGGTCTGCCGCGCATCGAGTGGACCATCCAGGGGGTAGACTGATGGTCTCGGCACTGCGCAACACAGTGGCAGGCGGGAAGGCACTGCCGTATGCAAAGCTGGTGGAGTACATCAGCTCTACCGGCTCTCAATACATTGACACAGGAAAGAGAGTGCGACCTACTCAGACCATAGTATTTGATTTGCAATACACAACCACAACGCCCCCAGATAGCCTCGCGATGCAGAATGGTTTATGGGATACATCAAGCAGTGGGTGTGTATTGGTTTTCACCTCTCAGGGCGGCAACTTCCTAGCCTACACACGCGATCAGCAAACCTTTACCATGCGCTCAGACACAGCTCGTCATGTTGTCAGGTTTGATCTGCCCAATCGTCGAGTGTATTTTGGCAACACCCAATATTCAACGACGCTGAAAACCACCGCAGAATCCGATGGACCGCTTTATATTTTTGCGAGGAATCTAATCGGCACAGGCGCACAGCACTTTTGTGTAGAGAAAATTTTTGCATTTTACATCGAGGAGGCGGGCGAAAGAGTGCTGGATCTCATCCCCGTCATCGACCGCAACGGCCAGGCGAAAATGTTTGATCTAGTCAGCGGCACGTATCCGGCGCACTACGGCACCTTCACGCCTGGTCCCGAAATCGGAGATTAACATTGTAGGAGCAATCTACACATGACACCCGAAGAGATACAGCGCGTGAAAGACCTTCTGCCGACGACGCTCGGCAGCGAGGAGATACGCGGCACAATCGCCGCATAAAGAAAGGACACACACCAATGGACAGCGTACTCGCAGACACACTAAAAGCCAACCTAAAGAACGCCGCGACAGAGGACGCGAAGCTCGACGCACTCGTGCTCGCCATGATCGCCGTCGTGGACTGCCAGCTCAAGACCGCCGAGCGCGTGAGAGCGATAGTCGAGGAGCGCGAGCGCGAGAAGGAGCGGCGCAACGGCTTCCTCGCCGCAGTCGGCATCATCTCGTCAATCATCGGCGCGGGCGTCTCGTGGCTCGCCGCGCATTTCTTCGGAGGAGTCACGCCGTGAGCGACCGACCCATTATAATGCCAATGGACAACGGCTATTGGCGACTCGTCGAGGAGTGGGACGGGATTCCCGCCGGATTCATGACGGACGGCGGCAGTATTCCGCGCTTGCTCTGGCGCGTTATCGGGCCGCCCGTTGACGCGCAGACAATCGCGCCGTTCATTCGCCACGACTGGAACTATCAATCAGGGTGCGTCAAGCGCAAGGCTGCCGATCAGCAACTATACGACGACCTCCGCGCCGCCGGCGTTGGCCGCGTCCGCGCCTACACAATCTACATCGGCGTGCGCGCCTTCGGCTCTTCCCACTACAAACAAACAACAAAGGAGAAACCATGAACAAGCTAATGACACTCACCACCCTCGCAGTCCTGACGGTCGCGCTCTGCACGACCGGCTGCCAGACCCGCATCACCGCTGAGAAGCATCCAGAGCAGATGTTGCCAGTCTACGCCGCCGCACCGACTGGCTCCGTCCTCTACGTCAGCGGCTATCAGCCCGCTTCTGGTGGATGGCACGCGTCCGCGCGCTCCCCGCTTTGGGCGACGGAGGCGCTTTCGGGGCTCAACCTCGGCGTGGCGACGAACGGCACGGTCTACCTCAAGCTCGACCAGTACAACCGCGACCTCTCGACCAACGCGGTGCTCGTCGTGCAATCACTGTCCGAGCTCGCGGCTGATGTCGCCGGCAAGGTCACGGCGGCGATATGCGCCTACTACGGAGGCGGCGCAGCGTCCGCGACTTCCAAGCTCGGAGAGCTCACCATCAAGGACATCACGGGCAAGGTGCAGGCGAAGCTCGCAAAGAAGGGCATCACGGACGCGAACTGCAAGGACTGCGACCCCGGCGCAATTGCGAAAGAAGTCTGCGAGGACTGCTGCGCCGACTGCACGCCCTGACGATCCATCCCCCGCACGACCAGTGCGACAACGGCCCAGGGTTATCGCAACACCCCCATTGACGCGAAGCGCCCCACGGCTGGCGGTTTTTGGTTGCCGTCAGCCGCGCGGAGAGGCCAAAAGGGGCGCACCTCTTCCGAACGGTCCCGCCGGGTGGCGGGTGCGCCGCTCGGCTCCCCGCTCCCGACGCACGCGGCTGTCGTCGGGCGCGGGGTTGTTTTATCGTCACCTTATCGCCACCTTATCAACGCCGTTTAACCCTTCCCAAATGTATTATTCTGTAATCGCAGATAAAAGAAAAACCCCGTAATATCGGGGTTTTCTGGTGGCCAAGGCCGGGATCGAACCGGCGACACACGGATTTTCAGGAATTTCAAAAGAGTGGGATTTATTGGGGGTTTGGGGGGATTTTGGGGTGCGGCACCTTATCGCCACCTTACTATTGCGCGGAGCGGGGGAGATTTGATATACTTCTCGGCGTGGGTGTAATGATATGTAATGGGGGCGAAATGGAAACCAACAGGAAATCAACAGTAAAGCGGCGGAGGCCGAAAGGCAGCGGCAAGCTCGTGGCCAGATATGGCAAGTGGGCGATGCGGTGGGTGGCCAATGGGCGCGTGGTCCAGGAAACGACGCCCTTTCTCGTCGAGGTCAAGGGCGACCGGGCGAAGGCCCTGAAGATGCTGGACGAGCGCACGGAGATCTGGCGATTGAAGAACGAGCAGACGCGGCTGCGGGTGCTGATTGCCCAGGCCGAGAGCGTGGAGGAACGGATCCGCAAGCTCCAGGCGATTGCGGCGGGCGTGAAGCCGGTCACGTTGGGCGAGTTTGTGGACCTGTGGAAGAGCTCGCCGCGTCGGAAGGATTGCAGCGCGGAGATGCTGGCCACCTACGCCTCGCAGATTTCGGCGTTCGTCGCATGGGCGGGCGAGGGCGTGGACGTGCGCGCAGTCGACGATGCTATGGCCGAGCGATACGCGCGGCACCTTGCCAACAAGAGCGGCGGGACGTATAACAAACACCTCAACACACTAGAGGCCGCGTGGAAAGCCGTGGGCCGCTCGGCTGGCGCAGAGGGTAATCCGTGGGCGTAGCTCCCGCGAAAGCGCCAGGAGGCGCATAGGCGGCGCGTGCTGACTCCGGAGGAGATTGCGGCGATACTTGCGGCGGCGCAGGGAGAGTGGCGGGCGCTCATCGAGATCGGGTTGCATACCGGGCTTCGAATGGGCGATGCGTGCCAGCTGACATGGGACGCCTTCAAGGCCGACGGCACGGTCGAGGTCACGACGGGCAAGACCGGCGCGTTCGTCAAGCTGCCGAGCGCCGGGCTCCTGGAGGCGCTAGGGAAGGCAGGGCAAGCCCTGCCGTCTGGATATGTCATGCCGGAGATCGCGGCGCAGTATCGCCGCAACAAGGCGACGGTGAGCCATCACGTCGCGCGCATATTCAAGGCCGTGGGCATCAAGGGCAGCGTCAAGGAGGCGGGATGGACGCGCGCCAGAGCCGACGCGAGCTTCCACAGCCTGCGGCATACGTTCGTCACGCGGGCAATCGAGGCGGGAGTGCCGGCGGCGATTGTGCGCGCGCTCGTCGGCCATGCAAGCGCGGCCATGACCGACAGATACTCACACGTCAGCGGCGAGGCGGTCGCGGCAGCCTTCGAGAAGGCGGGACTTTAGGCCGGGCAAGCCCGGCCATCAGGACGGGGGAGATTAGCGCAGGCCGTCAATGGCGGCGACTATGCCGGAGGGATCGCGGACGCCGCGCATGACTATCTCGGCGTCGCCGGTGGCGGCGGTGCCGATCGTCACGTCGCCAACGCCGAGCAGACGCCCGACAAGCGACTGGCGCACGCTCATGCCGCGAATGTCGGCCACCCGCACTTGGGTGGAGCGCCGCGAGACAATGCCGAACGACGCCACCACCACATCGTCGAATATTTGGTACTTCGCCCCTGCCCACTCGACAAGCAAGCGAAGGCCGCGATAGACAAGCCACACGCCGAGCGCCGCAAGGCCGAATTTTGCATACTCGGCCAGATAGATGTGCAACGCGACGATAGCAGCGACGAGCAGCAAGAATGGAAAGATCATCGACGCGAGAGACGCGACGAGATCGGGGCGAATGGTGCGTATGAGGTTATGTGCTTTCATGCCGTGAAGTATACCACAAACGGGCCGGTTTTGGGTAGTGTAATTTTTTGTAAATTCCCCCTTGCGGTAGGTGCTACCAATATGCTATAATATCACCGCAAGCCCGGAAAGGGGCGAACGAAAAACACACAAAAGAAAGGACACAACAATGAACAACATCAAGCGCTTCGAGGTCGGCAAGACTTACGCCACCTGCTCGATCGGCAATACTGACTGCATTATCGCGGCCAAGATTCTGCGCCGCACGGCGGCAACCGTCACAGTCGAAATGGTGCGCGGTGGAATTTGTGGAGACAAGGTCAGAACATTCCGCATTAGCAAGGGGCTGACCGCATTCATCGGCGCAGAAGCAATCAAGCCCTGGGGCACGTATTCGATGGCCCCGACGATTTCCGCAGACCGCGCGGCGTAAGACGGAGGGCGGCGACATGGCAAAGACAAGACATACGCGCTACAAGGTGGGCACTTGCAAGCTCACCGTCACCGTCGAGAACGAGGACAAGGTGCGCGTTCATCGCAAGGCGGTGCGTGGCAAATATAAAGATGACTCCGCGTTTTTGCGTGAGATGATACACGAGGCGGTGTGGGACGAGCCGCTCACCGCCGAGGATTACGACACACTCAAGAAAATGCGCGAACAACAGGAGGCGTAAAATGGCGACTATTTCGACGACGGTCAACAACGAGACAATGCTCAAGCTCACGCGCCGCGCCGCGCGGGTCGGAATGACACCGCGCGACGCCTTCCGGGTGATAGCAACAAAAGGAGTTCAATTTTTTTTGGCGATGTTGGTAGGTGCTACCAAATCGTGACACCCCTATCGCTGGCCAGCGTCCCGGCGCTGGTTGGTGTGTTCTTCCATGCGCCGGGGGAGCGCCGCGAGCCATACAGCGGCTTTCCGAAAACACACAAACGAAAGGACACACGAAATGAAGATGACGCAAGAAGAATTGAAGGCGAAGCTCGATGCGCACAAGCTATGGCTCGAGACGCGGGATAGCGACGATGTTAAGGGCGAGCAATTAAACCTCACCGGCGCGGACCTCTGCGGCGCGGACCTCTGCGGCGCGGACCTCACCCGCGCGGACCTCT